CCGTATTTAACGCCGTCTAATTCAAACTTATTAGTAAAGGGTACATTTTGCTGTAATACCTCTAAAACCTCGTTAGAAATGCTCTCAGCATCCTTTAGACGCATTTTAGACACTAAGGCTATATCTACACCGCAGAATATCTCTATTGTCTTAAACATAAAGAACTCTTTATCCTGCTCTTCTGTATTAATCAAAGCGAAGCGTTGGTACTGCTCTAGTGTAATGTCGTTTATATGTGTAGGGACTTGTATTTTCATATAGTATCTTTATTTAAAAACATTGTATAACAAAAAAAGAGGCCACCATTACAGCAACCTCCTTTAAAACAAAACAAACAAAATTAATCTCTTATTACCTCTCGGTCCTGTATAGCTTCCCAGAGCCTCTCTATTAGTGCAGAATCATTTAAGTGTTCTGAGTTATTCACTATGTGTTCTAGGTCCTCTAAGGCGTGTCTATAGCCTTTTAAATAATCTTCTCTATTCATATTTATAGTTTATTACCTAGTTGACGCATTGTAAATCTGTTGTGGCCAGCAAACCACTCATCAAATGCTCGCTTTACATTTTTACCGTAGTTATGTCCTGGTCCTCCGCTAAGAGGCGTTGGCTCAAATCCGTTTGCAATTCTATTAAGAGAGATTCTAAGTGCTTTAACAGCTCCTTTAGTAACGTCTACGTCTGCCGCTAAGATTGCGTTTACTTCTTGTTCGTCAGTGTTGGCTAACGCTATTACCGTATCAAGTACGTGTTGAATTTCTTCGTCAGCCCAAAAGTGTTTTTGATTTTTCATAATTGTGTGTTTTAATTTAGTTTAATTTATATAAGCATTATTGCTTGGGTCAAATATACGTATGTTTATTGGTTAAAAAAAGCTTTTATGTAATTTTAGCATTTATTTAGCGTTTGGCTTCCTTCTATTATATCGAGCATCTAATATACGTTTACATCTTTGCAGCTTCTTATTAGGAAAGTAAGTAAAGTTTAAAAGTATGTGTTCGAGCTCCATTGTAGTGCACTTGTTGAGGTCTGTATCTGTCATGACCCACACATATCACAATCGTCTCCTTCAGCTTCGTTTAAAGCAGCCTCTCTGGCCTTTTCTATCATCTTGCTATATTCAGACTGTTCTACTTCTATTGGAGCTCTTAGACCTGACCCTATGCCGTTGTCTATAATCTCTATTAAGTGTCTTAGCTCACTACGTTCAAATGGTCCTATAGTAGTATCGTTGATAGTTAATAAGAAATGGTCTTTTAATTCTGCTGGTCTAATACCTGGTTTCATAGTTATTTAGTTTAATTGTTAAAATTTATTTTCTCCTTCTAAAAAATCCTCTACCTCCGTTACCACCGTGAGGCCCTGTACCGTGGTTTCCGTGCCCGTGCCCATTTACTGAGTGAGCCTGTGCTTGCTTAGGTGTTAGCATTATCATAGTACCTAGCGCTACAAATGTAGCATACTTGCCCATCTTCTTAATGGCTTCTTGTCTTGTAATCTCTTCGTCATTCATAGTTATTTAGTTTTGTGGTTATCATAATAGTGTTTATATATCTCAGCTACCTTATCGGTCAAGGTTGTATCTTGCTTGTATACCTCTTGCCCCATATGTTTAGCGTTGTTAATCTCTACGCACAGCTTTACCTTGCACATATTCCTCTTCTTATTAGCTACCTTAGTAGTATAGTATTCTTTTACTGGGATAGGATACACACGTATACCATTCTTTAATGCCCAACTCATATGGTCTAAGAACTCCATTACTTCTGGCTCATTCTAGTAGCCTCTATGCGACCATTACGGTAATGCTTAACTAATAGTTGCGTGTCTAGTTCTACGACCTTATATGGCCTTATAGATAGCTTTACGAGTATTCTATTATATATATTCATTTGCTTTTAATTTAAGTGTTAGTAATTGATTCTCTGTTGTTAATCTCTCTACCTCTTCTCTTAAGGCTACAATAGCCATCTCCTGATAGTCTAGTAGTAATTCTGTTTTAGTGTTCATAGTTATAGGTCGTTTAATTTGGTTAATGCTTTAGCAATCCTGGCAATTTCTTTAGCCGTTGTGTTAGGACTTAGCTCTCCCTCAGATACTCTCTGGGATAATGATTGCAATTGCTCAGTAAAGACCCTATTGTAAAAGGTTATTTGCTCAGGTGTTTTCATAATGTTCTGTTTTAGTTGATTTGTTTTTTTTGTAAAGATACGAATGTTATTTAGTTTAAAAAAGCTTTTTAGCATTTATTTAACGCTATCCCATAAAATACCTTTCATACCTAGGCTGCGTATCTCTTGTAAAGTAAGAGTGTTTCTTGACTTATGGTCTTTGATTCTTTCATAAGCTACCGTGTACCTTTCTAAAGCGTTCTGAGCATACTGTGGCATCTCAAATGAATATCCTTTAGTTCTATTACCGTGTTCCTTATTATAAGCTCTTAAGCGGCTTGTATAGTCTTCTGACGAACATACATCAATTAAGTGCTCTGTGCTGTTGTGTAGCTCTAGTGCTAGCTCGTTAATAAATTCAATATAGGTTTGCATAGTTAGTTGTTTAGTACCCATTTAAAGGTTTGTAATTTAGCCTCATATCTTTTGATGCTCTCGTTTAGTGTCTCAGGGTATACAGCTCCGTTTACTTCTGAGTACAACGCTGATAGTACTCCTTCTATTCTGTTTACCTCTTGCTTAATTTCGTTTAATGATTTCATAATTTTTATATTTAGTTGTTTTTCTTTTTGTAAAGATACGAACTCTTTTTAGTTTAAAAAAACTTTTTTGCAATTATTTTAATATTTTTTTTACTGACTTGATAAAATCCTGTTTTGTTGAGAATCTCCAATCTTCAGTTATTACAGTCACGTCATTATCTTCGAAGCAATCAACCACTAAGTTGTTAGCGTTCTCTAGTTTTGAAAAGACCTGCATAACCTCAGAAGCATTCTTGCATACTATAGTTAATTCGTATACTCTCTCGTTGTTTGTGTTGAAATCGATGTTAATGTTATTTAATACTCTCATAGCGTTTGTTTTTATTTACACTACAAAGATACGAACCTTTATTAGTTAAAAAAAGCTTTTTTGCATTTATTTTTAAAATAAAATGAAAGTAATTTGTAAGTAGCTGAGGTATAGCTAATTAGTTAAGAAAGTATTTCCCGCTATTAGGGTTACTTAAGTGATAAGATACAAAGTAACGTATGCCATCAAGCAAGTGATTGTAATCATCCACTGCAACATTCCTGCCTTCTTTCCAAGTATAGTTGTTAAGCTCTGTAATAAGGTTTCTAGAGCCTTTATGTATATACAGCTTATATTCCTGCATTAATGCGATACCTAAGTTAATACTACCTTGTCCTTTAATAGAAGGCTTTATGTTAAGGCTATAGTTCATTTTAAGCTCGTGTAGTAGTCTTGGCTCTGCACTATCTCCTATAGTTAATGTGTCTTTACCTTGCTTTAATAACCTAGCGGCTATATCTGAAGTGGTTAATCCTTGAGCGTATATAATCTCTTTAATGTATATCTCCTTAGATTTCTTATTGATACTAATTAGACAAGCGCCCGTAGGGTCAGCACTAAAACCAAAGTCCATCCCAATACCGTAATAGTCTCCGTTAGCATTAAAGTCTTTTACCTCCCAGTTAGTAAATATAACACCTTCAGCTACACTTCTCCAACCACCGAGAATCTGAGCCTTATACTCTTCAGGTCTCTCTTCTTTCATTCTATTAACGTTAGCTAAGAAGGTAGCATCTAAGTGCTTCTCATTGTCCTTATATGAAGTATGTATATAGGTAGTATCTTCTAGGGTAGTGTTTTCTCCACCTTGTAAGTCTCTACTCTCAAAGAATCTCTTGTATATCCAATGTGCTTTTGTAGCAGGATTCATTACCATTATAACTCTGTTCTGTGCATCTTTAGAACGTACTGATAAATCGATTTTATCAAATAGTAAAGGGTCAGGCATCTCTTCTGCTTCGTCTAATATCCAAGTAGTAATACCATTAAGTGACTTCAAGGCTGCGGTTTGGTTTCCACTACCTGTCTTTAGTCCTCTAAAGTATATCTTATTACCTGTTACCTTATTAGTAATATCTGTCTTGTTAACTAAGAAGTTATCGTTAAGCCCTAGCATATCAATCTTCTCTGTCATCTCAGGTATAATAGAGGTACTTGCTGAGGTCATTGTATAGCGTGTAAAGAGCACGTTGTGACCCTTCTCATAAGTAAGCAATAGTATCATAGTAGATATACTAAAGGACTTACTTGAGCCACGTCCTCCTGTTACTATATAGTATCTAGAGTCGTTAAGAAATAAGGGTTTATATTTAGGGCTTAATTTAATCATTAATCTTCGTCAAATGAGATTAGACCTTTAAGCGTTATGTTATGGTCTATTTCTCCTGTGGTATGTAAATCTATTTCCTGCTTAGGCATTCCTGCTCTATACTTCATAAATAACTCTATAGCTCTTTGGTCTCCGCTCTCTATACGTTCCATTAGCTTTTGAATAACCATATTAACATCTATGTTATCATCGAGTATCTTACGTATATTTATTACTTCGCCATTTGTTGGTCTTCCAGCACCTTCTCTTGCGCCTCCCCAGTTTGTATCTTTTTTACTCATACTTGAAATATCTTGAATTTAGGTCTTTATTTAAAAACAACGTAATCAAGCACTAGTAACCATTAGCCTCCAAATATCTTTAATTTAGCTTCTAAGTCTTTAACTTTAGCTTCAGCTACCTCTAATGCCTCTTCTGCTTTTCGTGCTCTCAGGACAGCTCTATTGCGACTCTCGCGTGCTTCGGATACTAATCTATTAAAGCCATAACTTCTAAGCTCTAAGTTGTTGATATAAACAAACATTCTAAGGAACGAGTTGTATATGCCCAATAAGTCTTTATTATCAGGCTTAGCATCTAACCACTTTATTAGCGTATCGCATATCTCGGTTTGGTCTGCAGTCTTTTGCAAGAATTCAATACTCGGGGGTGTCATCATAATCTTCATCTATTATTTCGGCTCTCACTGAGCAGTTAAATTGCTTATCTGTATTGTTATAGTCTTTTAGCGCGTCTCTTATACCTATAGCAGCTGAGAAGTCATTTAACTCAGCCGCCTCTTGTTCTGCTACTAATACTCTGTCTTCGGGTACTCCTAGGCTTAAAGCGTATAGAGCTCCTACATAGTTATAGTGTCTTATATCTTTATCTGTCATTATAGTGTTCCCTCTTTATGGTATTGTGATAGGTCTATTAGCTCGTCAACAAAGAATGCTTTATATATTGCTATAGCAGCTTCTAGTTTGTTCTTGCCTGATTGCATAGTAGCTTCTGATGCTTTAAAGATTCCTATATCAGTTGTAGTCTTGTCTATTACTAACCAATAGAAGTCTGGTACATTATATAGTTGTGCATATAGGTATGCTTGTAAATCATAATCGTACTTTTCTATGGTATACTTGAACTGATTTGTTACTTCTCCATTTCTTAATACAATCTCTTTAAGACCATCGTTAGTTGTTTTAACATCTGCTATATATTGACCCGGCTTTAGTATATCTGCTTTACCTCTTATTGCAAGACCATCTATTTCAACAAGCGCCGGTACTTCTGTTTCTGCTCCCTTCATAAATGATACACACGCATCATTCTGTAAGAACGCTGAGACGATTCTAGAAGCCATATACTTTTCTTTTAATGTATATGTACTCTCTGTACCATTCTGTTCCTTAGCAAGCCTCCATTTAGTTGTGTTTTTAGATGATGTATCTACAAAGGTAAAGCTACTATACTTTTCAGGCTCTAGTATTTCTGTGTGGACAAGCTTGCCATCTCTTAATGCCTGTGTCTCACTCATACCTTTCTTTCGCATATGAGCAAACCATTTCGGCGACTTCAATAACCATTTCATTGTGCTATATGATAGTGCTCTATCTAAGCCTAAGTAGTTATAGTAGTAATTGTCTTCTAGCATATTATCTAATGCTTCTGTTAAATCTAGTTGTTCGTGGTTTAATAGTGTTACTTTCATATGTATTGTATTATAAGGTTATTTATTATTTTTCAAAGTTAAGAAATTTAATTAACTCTTGCTCTGTTATCTCTTCTTTATTTAGATATACTTTACCTGTCTCAAATGAGTCTTTCTCAAATTGTAATAGATGTACTCCTTTATATACCCATCCGTCTGCTATGCCTCTAGAGAATGTGTCAGCAAACATCTTAAGCATTAGCTTTTGGTCTGGTGCTACGTCTCGGCCAAAGCTCTTAAGCTCAAGTAAGCGTACCTCACGCGTCTTCTTATCCCACAATACAAAGTCAATATCGTAAACCCTGAAGTTATCATAACTGTCTCTTAGGTTGCTTCTAACCCATCGGCTAAAGTATAGGTCGTGGTCTCTGTTTCCGGTGTTTTCTTTTCTAGTCATTGTCTTGTAGATTATATAGGTTAATTTCTTCGTGTGTGAGTTGTATATCAAGGTCGTATTCTATGTCTAAGAATCGGTCGCAATTAATAAAATCGTACTCTGTGTCAATTTGTGTGTAAATGTTTGTGTAATTCATAATGTTTGGTTTTAGTTATTGTAAATCTGCTTTAGTTGGTGTTGTAAAATATACGTCAGCATCTTCAGGATACTCGCTAAGGATACGTTGACAGTCTTTGTCTTGTGATAGGTCTGAGGCCATTGTGTTAATCAAGTATCTATTTTCGTTTACTACTAGTATTGTGTACATATTGTTTGGTTTTGATTATGGTACAAATATACGTAACATTTAGACTTAAAAAAAGCTTTTCATTACTTTTAGCATAACTTTAGCGTTTAATTGTAAAATAAAAAAAGGCCCACATTTCTGCAGGCCTGATTTTCAAGGGTTTAGTTAATACTCGCAATAAGAGTCATCTACTTGAACACATACCTCGCTGTATTCTCCGTTAACTAAATAGTTGTCACAATCCCAACAACCCTCAGGCTCACAGCCTACAGCAAATAGTATACCCAAAGCTACAATACCTATTACTAATATCTTTACTACTATTTCAATTGCATTCTCTTCTTTGTTTAATTGGTTTTTCATATCTTAATATTTATTAGTTATTTATATTATTTTTCTAGCTCTCTTTGTAAAGCGGCTAAAGCTCTCCAAGCAACTTTTGCTAAGTGCCTTACTCCATCATCATCTATAGGAGTTCTATGGTGGTCTATTAGGTGACGTGTAAGAGCATCTAAATCGTCACTGCTTACGTTCTTATCCCAGTGCAATGGTTTGTCCTTGTG